AGAATCCATGAGTGACTCGTTTTGTGGTTCTACTTGTTTGTCTACTAGGTTTTCTATTCGTGATATTTTGTCGTGCATACGCACATACAATCCACTTAATCCGAAACGGCTTATGTTTTCGTAACCGTAATCCTTTTGTTTGGATTCCAAAAACGGAAGCAATTCGTCTATGTTATCTAGCATTGATGTTCGTTGGTTATCCCACACATTGTTCATTTGCATTACTAATACAGCGTAGGCTATTAACCTGTCTGTTATTATTGCCTTTAGCTCTGGGTCATTGTCTAATGGTCGCCCATAAGACATGAAATTTAGTTCGTCAAAAGATTGACGCAACATGCCGAGCATTTCCTCTCCTTCGTCAGATGGAAACCTGACTCCCATGTCTATGCTGTCTTTCACCCTGTTTGCGCAAAAAGCTAATGCTTCTTGCCAAGTGGGTGGTCCTATCCAAGGTATTTCTTCATTCATTTAAGTAGTCCTTAATGGTCGTATTTTTGAGTAAGTGTTGTTTTAGTTTTTGCAAAATTTTGTCTCTACGTCTTGCTAACGTAGTTTTAGGTATTTTTAAAATGTATCCTGCTTGACGCAGACTTAATCGCTCAAAAAGTAAAGCGTTAAGAATCCAAAGTTCTTCTTCGTCTAATATATCTAAAGCGCCTACGACAACCTCACGCAGGTGATAGTTTTCTTCTGCTGACCTGATTGGTTCGGCGTTTGGAAGCGCTTGCAGTAACGACTCACTTACAGTCGTTGGTTGTTTGGGGAATTGTAAGTTGGCTTGGGAAAATAGCCACGCAAACTCTATAGGATCACGTAGTATTTCCTTCTTATTCATTACCCCATATTAGAGCAGCGGGAACCGCATAGTACTTTTTTCCTTCGGGAAAAGAGTCTATGTTCGCATCTTGGCAATACGTTGTTAACTCTTCCCAGCTAAGTAGTGCATCACGTTTTTTGGATGAATCATATACATACATAAGTACAGGGTGGATGTTGTTCCAGAAGCTTAAGGCTTCAAGTTTGTCTAGTTTAAGCTTAAATATCTGATCAGCTCCTAGCCCTTGTACCTCTATTAAGTGGTTACTTGATAGATAATCAGGCGTGTAGCGTATCACAGGAGGCAAAGAACTCATCTTTAGTGGGGGTCTGTTAAGCCCAAAACGCACAAAATTAGACTTAAAGTTCTCTTCAAACGCTGTTTCAGCTATGTCTCCCATAGCTTTATAGCGTGTTTCAAACGGTCTATCTTTAAAACTCATACTAATCCTTCCACTCTATCCATGCTCTAGCTCCGCACGATAACGGCTTTTCAGGTTGAATCACTTTCGCATCTTTGGGAATTGGAAACTCTGTGTGATATGTGGTTCCCTTATATGTCCTGTGAATGATTGCGGGTAATCCTTTTCGTAACCTTTGTTGGTGTATGTGGACTTGATGTTTCATAATTTTGAAACCTCAAGCCCAACTACCTGCCTATCGTTTACGATTACTCCTGCCCTTTGGACTCCATCTAACGCAAGTTTGACGTAATTATCTATGTCTCCACGTAGAGATGTTGTCCAATCAGGCACTGACTTTATATGTATTTGCGTAGATTCTTTGCCAAATAGCATTTCTACATACACTGGTCCGTCAAAGACAGGAGGGTTATCGCCTACAGCATCAATGTAAAGCTTTTCAGCATCCACTGTTTCCTTAGGCGTATATACCCTGCCTCTCTTTGACATTCTTGGTCTACCTTTAGGTTTAGGTCTACCTTCTACAATAAAGCTGAACTCGCTAATGTCTTGTGGCTCTTGAGCCTGCTTCGTCAACGAGTCTGTTGATTTGTTTTTGGGCATCAGCCCTCCCTGCAAATTTTGGTCCTTCTGGATACCATAGCCCTAAACGTGAGTCTAGGTCGGATGTCCATGAAATTATATCAGCCCTACTGTATTTTGCTTCCCACATAGCACGTGCGAAACGGTTTAAGAAACCGTGTCTGCCCCTGCCTGCGCCTTGACCACTCAGGTAGTAATCCACTGGACCATCGTTGAACATCTTGCGTGCAACACCACGAAGTTTTGTTCCGTCAATGGTCATTAGAGGTTCCTTAGAGTAATCTCTAGGCGGTGGTAGGTCCGCTTTAGGTTCCTTGTAAATGCTAGATGCAGCTTCTAACGTCACTTTGTTGACCCTGCTGTCGTATGCGTTAAACACAAATGACTCTAGGTCAAGGTGAGCGCCTGTGCGCAACTCTATCTCTTGCCTTCCATCTGGTCTTTCGCCACCATACGGTAAACGCATGTAATTGCCTACAGGACCATCTAGGAAGTCTTGCTTAGGGTATACAGCATCGTAAGGGATGTCGCCTATTTGCATTACGCCTTTTAATACTTTGCGCATTGTCTTAGCTTCAATCCATTCCTCTGCAAATACCCAGAGATGGCATCCTTTGGAACGTGATAATTCTACCCAGCTTATGATGTCAAGTGCCTTAAGTATCATCTGCGCATTGAAAGCGTAATCTATAGAATCGTCACCCTCATCTATATCTATAGCTCCCCATTTGCACATCCAATGGTCTGGCTGCATATTCGCATACTTGCGGTTCTCGTCATAGGCTTCGGGACCACGCATATCTAGCTTGCACAATGGGTCGTACACTATGGGGTAAACGCCTATCATGTTGTTTCCCCACAAATGCCCGCTGATAAGTTCGTCATCAACCTTATCCCACCTGCATCCGCCAGAGTCTGTGCCATATGCCCACTTGAAGCCAGTGAAGAGATGTTCAAACTTTTCTGCTATTTCTAGGTCATTCATCTATGCTCATCTGCTCCCACGTAACTCCTGCTTCCAAGAGCCTACCGCTAGGGTCTATCTTAAGGTTAGCTTCAGCTTTCTGCCCTTCACCGTTTTTGTTCTTGTGAAGACCTACGCTGATCTCGTCCTTATACCAAGACCGTGTTTCTTCATCTAGGCTAGTGTCATCCCATCTGCGCCATGTCTCAAAGACAAAGTGGCTTTCAGATGTGGAGCCAAAACGACCAGAGTCTATGCCTCCAGCAGTACCACGATTACCTGAACCACGACCAGACTGATGCAGCATAACGCCTACAATCCGCCAGTCGGATACGAGTTGCTTAAAGGATTCTATTTTGGCTTGGACGCTTTGTGCGTCCCCTGCTCCGCCTCCTCTTACAAGCTCAAGGTAGTCATACACTAGGACATTTGGGCGTTGCCCATCCCAGAGTTCGGTAGATGCTATTCGCATAGCTTTATCTAGGTCGTCTACTGACATTCCTGTAGACTCAAAGTGGAGATTCTTCTCGTCTTGGACTATTTGCGCCATGCGCTCCCAAGCCGTTTCATCTCCACGTATAAGCCTAGTAACCCAATCAGATTGAGATACCTGTAGCTTCATGGCTGAGAACCTTGCCCAAAACATTGTTTCAGTCTCGTCAGGACTTACCCATAGTGTTCTGTGGTTCGGGTTCTTTGCAACCATGTTCATGCCTAGCATTGTTTTACCTGTATGCGTTTTACCTATGAGGGTTATTAGTTGCCCTGCTCTAGCACCGCCGAGCGTGGCTCTGTCAAACTCCTCAATTCCGAAACGCCACTCCCCACCTGCTTTAAGGTCAGATCGCATCCTGACCATTTGTTCAGACTTGGGTGTAAACAAACGCTTCATATCACTAGATGATATGCCATCTGTGCGTTTAACGGAAACTGGAGCAGAAGTTTCCTTCTGCCCCAGCAACTCAAACGCATCTTCAACTGAAATACGCTTAGGCATCTATACCTACTAACCACCCTTGAGGGTCAATTGGTTTAGGACGCTCAGCCCAGTTGAATGGTGTGTGTTTAACGAGCGCACCAAAGTATCCGCTCTTGTTGGCTAGTGGATGGTTACCTTCACCGCTTCCCAAGATAGGGTTGCCATCAGCATCTACGCTAAGACCCTTCTTGATCTTGAAGTCACCCAATCCGCATTTCCCATTTTTAGTTACTGGGATGTCCTTGCCACGCATAGTTGATGCCCAATAGTCAGTTGGGAATACACGTGTTCCATTTTGGAACAGTTTACGTATGGCTTGGTTGCACATAAATGCTGAATCTTTTGAGCCATAGGTAACACCTGATGCTTTCTCTGACATAAAGATCTTATGCACTTGCGCATAATCTTCATCAGACACATACATGCTTTGCCCACCACTATATGTAGGGGTTGTCTGCGTAACTGCATTTGGAAATGCAGCTTTCACATCAGCCTCTGTGGTCATAGGCACAGGTGTACCTTGCTGTGGTGCTTCAGAGCCTGTCTCCACAATGACATCTTTAAGGTCATTGAGTGATTCGGCGAACGTAGCAGCGTTAGCTACAGCTAAGCCTGCTCCGCCTGTTGCACCATTGGCGATTTCAGCTATCGCCAATTCTACGCCTGCTTTTAAGCAGACCTGAGCCTCTATTGAAGCTCTTTCTCTAGGAGTCATGGAATACGCCATGTTGTTCCTCACTTTCTAGGGTTATTTTCCCTTTACACCGTGTCCAAGCTGGACACCATTTTTCACTACACCACCAACCGTTGTCATTCAACAGGTATTTACCTGAAGTCTGCTCAACGTATCGGCAGATGCTAGCGACCTTTTCACGTAACCAATCATGGTGTAGATCGTTACGCACAAACTCCATAGTCCCCCAACCTTTGTTGTGCATAACACCGTACCTAAAGTACGGTATATCCATAGCCCATGTGTAAGCGATTGACTGCACGTCCCAACGGTCATATTGCCATCGGTCACGTGTGTAGTCAGCTTTAGGGAATTTCCAGTCCCACAGCACATCTTCTTCCACAAGGTCTATCGTTCCACGCAAATACACAACACGTTCTGAGTCCTCTATGAGTAC